CGCAGCGACTGCGTTCATAGCGGTGCTGCTCGCAGCGACTGCGTTCATAGCGGTCGCATCTGCGGCTACTCCTGCCATGCCGGAGTAGCCTGCAGATGCGAGGTTCGCAAAGCTAACCACCAGCTTCGCAATCGCCATGTCGTTCTCCTTGATGTAGCTGTTGTAGTAGGGTGAAGCCTGCACTGCGCCCCTCGCAATTTTGCTTCCGCTGATGGCATCCATCGCCGTGGTGCTGTTTGCAATCCTCTGCATTGCCGTCTGGCTTCTGCTGATTGCCTGCATCGCTGTCTCGCTGTTTGTGATGGCGTGCATCAAAAGCGCATTGCCTGCCACCGCCGCCATGGCTGTGCCGTTTGCCGCAATCGCCGCCATGCTCGCAAGCCCCTCCAGCACCGCCGCATCCATCCCGTAAACCGTCAGCATCCATTTCCCTGTGTGCTCCGCGGAAAATGTTGTCAGCATTTCCTCTAATGCCTCTGCGTGCATGTCCCTGTCATTTGCCGCCGCACTGCTCATGCAGAGCTTCTTCCAGATTTCCTTGTCCTGAAAGGTGTAGCTTTCCTCCCCGAAAAGCTTGTACTGCGCCAGCCAGTGTGCCGGCAGAATCTCCTGCTCCAGCGTGTCCTGCCGCGCAATAAAAATCGGTTCGTTCATGCCTTCTCCTCCTTCCTGTAATATAAGCCGCCGCCCGAAACCCCAAGCCGGTATTTCTCCCCGGTCACATCGTCAATGATGTATCTTGCATTCTCCCAGGCCTCTGCCATTTCCTTTCGCAGGGCCGCCGCTGTCTTGTCCATCTCCCCGAAGATGTCCGCCTGCCGGTTCTGTGGGTCGTAGATCCGCGCCTGCATGTCTGCCGCCCCAATCGCAACCACCCTGTCCAGAACAAATCGCACCGTAGCCGGCTGATATTCGCCCCTCGGCTCGTAAGGCGTGGTGTTGTCCTTCGTCAGCACGTTCGCCCCGTTCCAGTTGTCAATGTCATCCTGCGTCAGCCCGTCCAAAAGTGCCTTGTTTGCATGCTCGTGCAGTGCCGCAAAGGCTGCCGCCAGCTGCTCCGCCGCCTCGTCCGTAAAGTTGTTGTCCGTCAGCACCTTGTAAAGCGTTTCGCTCCCCGTTCGCTTCTCCCTGTCCTGCTTTTTGTCAAGGGCGGTCTGCATCGCGGCGGAAATCGGCTTGTCCGTGTCCTTCGTCATGTCAATCATCCCCAGCTGCGCCGCCATGAAAAGCACAAAGCGGTTGAAGGCAGGAATGATGATGTCCTTGGAAAGCTCATCAAAAACCGCCTTCGCCTCGTCCTCCGGCTTCTCCATGGGGTTTGTCTGGGCGGAAACGCCCTTCCCGTTCAGCGCGCTGTCCAAAATGACGTATGCCGCCGCATCCTCTCTTTTCGTCTCTGCCATAATAGCCCCCCTTATCCCTTGTAGTTACCGTTTTCTGTGTATTCCATTGCAAGGGAGTAAATCCCGAATGGCTCGTTCAGCTGCTCGTTCCGCAAACTGAATGCAACCTTGTCCACCTTCTTGATTTTTATCTTGCCGCCAATCGTTCTGGGCGTGTCGTCTGTCGAAAAGTTGATTCTCTCCCAGTTGATGTGCGTAAAGTCGAAGTACATCGCCCGCGCGCCGCTGTCGAAAATCTCACTCCAGACCCCCTTCACCTGTGCAAATACCTTCGCCCCTGTCGCAATCGCAGGCGCAAGCACAAAGTCAAGTCGGCGGAAGTTTTTGTTCTTGTAGAAAAGCTTTCCGGAAAGCTCTGCCGTGTCCCATCTGGCTGAAATCGCCTTGCCGTTGTCGTTGTAGCTTTTCTGGTTCGTCACATCGTCAAAAAATCGGAAGAGGTTTCCCGCTGCATCCCCAAAGCAAAGCCGCCCCTCGGCATCCTCCCAGAAAACCCTTGCCGGCACGTTCTCCCAAACATAGCATTCATATTGAAAGCTGCTGTAGGGGTTGTCTCTCTCGTAGCTTTTCTGTAAGCCGTCCAGAAGGTAAACCCTGCCCCCTCCGGTGCTGATGAGGTAAAAATCACGCCAGATATATGCGTACGCATCCGCCAGTCCCTTTTCCGCCGTCAATGCATTGTCAATGTAGTAGCTGCGCGATTGGCTGTATTTCTCCCCCGTCAGGTCTGCCGCCGTAATCGCCATAATGCCGATGTCCGTCAGGAATAAAGGCTCGCTCCCAAGGTATCCGAAGGTGTGGCTGCCTAAAGCCCCTCTGCCTGTCAGCGTCCCGATGATGGGGAAGGTCGCGTCCTTCTCGCCCATTTCCCCCTTGCGGAGGATGACGTTTCGCCCCTCCTCTGCATCACTCTTGTGCGCCGCAAGCCTGTCGTTGATGATGCTGTAGCCAACAATCGCACTGCCGTCCTGCCCCAGCGTGCTGTACCAGAGGTCGCCCCAGAAAAACCCGTCCGCCATCTTGCAGTACCAGTCTCGGTTCGGAAAGTCCGGGTTGCCGGAAAGAAACATCCTGTCCATTGCCCCGTTCACGCCGAAAAGCGAAATAATTTTGCATTTGTTGATTTTGTCCGCATATCCCTTTCTCGTCTTTGCCGCCGTAATCTCCACGTTGTCATATCCGGTCACAGGGCTTGCCCCCGGCGCGGTCGTAAAGGTCACAGTTCCATTCTTTCGGTCAACCGTGAAATCTGTGCCTTCCTTCTTCTCTGTCCATTCGCCTTCCTTCGTCATGATGCGCACCGTAACCTTGTCTGCATCCAAATCCTTCGCCGTCAGCTGGTAAACCTTCGCCGTCCCGTCCGAAAGAAAGCTTTCCTTCCATTTTCTCCCGATGAGGTTCAATGGCTCAAGCGTTGTGCCGCCGCCGGTCGGCTTTCGGCTGATAATCACCGTCGGGATGTATGCCGCATCCTCTAAGGGCTTCACCATGAATGCCTTCGGCTTTTCCTCCTTGTCCGTCTCCGTCTCGGCTGCGGCTGTTTCCTCTGTTTCAAATTCGCCGTAGCAAAGCGCCTTCTTCCCGTCAAAAATGAATAGCTTTCCGTAGAATTGCCGCCCTACGCTTCTCTCGTCCGCCATCCCTGTGTAAATCGCCTTCCTCTCCAGATAAAGGCTGTCTCCTGCATGAATCAAAACCTTCTCCTCGTTCTTCTCTGCGCTTCTGAGAATGTGAACCCCGTTGATGCGCTTGCCGGAAAATTGTGCAATCCGTTCATAGCCCTGCCGCTTGCGCACCTTCCCCGGCACATCTCGCATCATGTTCGGCGCGTTGGGGCTTCGGGTAATCTCCACGTTGCTGGGGCTGCTGTTCAGGTCAACCCCCTTGAAGGTCTCAATCTTCACCACATTTCGGGCAGGCGAGGAAGGTACACTGAATCTCCCCATTTTCATCACTCCTATCTTTATGGGGCGCAGGGGTGTCCCCGCATCCATTCCGCAGGCGGAATTGATTTCCGCTGAGGAGAACAGGCAGTTTCAAGCCTGCGCCGGAACTGATCTGTTCATCCCTCTGTCCCCCAACTTGAAAGCCTGCTTTCAAGTTAGCCGCTTAGCGGCTTAATAGTAACCTTTTACACTCGTCCAGCCGCCGCTGCCGGCGTTCCTGCCGTCTGCCTTTCGTCCGCTTTCCGCAAGCCGCTCCATCCATTCAAAGAATTCGTTCATGTAAATCTGTGCAATGCTGATGTCGTCATGCTTGTATAGCTGCCCTGCCATGTAGTGCGCCACATAATGCGCTGCCTCCTCGTGCAGGTCAATGGGGAAGTCTGCCGCTGTCTCTGCCGTAATCCGCGTGGGGTATGCGTTGTACCATACGCGGAACGTCCCTTCGTCCTCTGCCGGCAGCAGCAGCACATGGTCACCCTCCATCAAATAGCCTGAATAGGTGCCGTAGTCCGTGCCGCTTGCCCGCTTGATTTTGTCAATGCAGTAAAAGCCCTCCGCCAGCTGCCGCAGGTCGTAGGCAAGAAAACCGCCCAAAGGCTCTCCCTTTGTGGCGGTCTCCCCCTCTCCCTGTGTAATTGTCAGCAGCTTCTTCCAGTATCTCCCGTTGGTTGCCAAAAGCATCAATGCCTCATTGGCGGCGGCAGGCATACCGTAAAGGTATGCCGCATTGTTGCTGTCCTTCGCCAGCGCTGCCCCGTCCAAGCTGTCCATCTTCCGCAGGCACGTTTCCTGTAATTCCTTCCAAGTAATGCTCATTCGCCCGTGCCTCCTTCGTCAGCTCACACCAGTGTTGTCAAATCTGTGCCGGCTGTCAGCCCTTCGCCGCAGAGTGCCGCACCTCTCCAGTTGTTGAAGCCTGCCGCAAATCTGCTTCTGCCCTTGAATACATTGGCATCTGTGTTGTGGTCAATGTAGCTGTCCACCTTCAGCTTGATTCTGTCCAGCCAAGGCATGCATTCGTACTGCTGCATGTAGTCGCTGTCCATCAGGATGAAGTAAGGCTTGCCGCCGATGGTCTTAGGCAGCTCCGCCCATACCAGTACATTCCATAAGCCGCACTGGAAGTTCCAAGCGTTGTTGTTGTTTCTGGGGTCAAGCTCACTGCCGACCGCCGCCAGAACCTCTCTTTTCAGAGGGCCGCTGTTGGGGATGATGATGGTGTCGGGCTTCACATTCAAGAGGTTGCCCTTGTCGTCCTTGAAGTCCTGCATTGCCTCCTGCACCGCATCCAGCGTCAGCACGCTGAACGCTCCTTTAAACAGGTTGCTCTGCTTCAGCGAAACGCCGTCTACCTTGCTGGGGTGCTCCTTGAAGAAGAAGGGCTTTCCGTCCGCACAGGTAATGCTGTATTCCTTTTTGTTCCATTTCATTTTGGCGTTGTGTCCGTTGGAAAGCAGTGCCGCCCCAAACTGCTCTCTCGTTCTGCCGTAGCTTGTGGTAAAACGCTTCGCCGCATTGCTGATATCCCCGATTTTGTTGTCCTCCATCATTTCCGCTGTGATGGAAAAGCCCAGCTTCCATGTGCTGGGTTCAATTACCTTGCAGAAGCCCTCCTGAAAGCTGTCCTGTGGTGTCGCGCCGTTCTCGCCAACATCCTGAAAGTTTCCCAGAGAGGTCATCGTTGCATACTTCTCTGCGAAATTTTTCGTTTTGTCCATGTAGAAAATCTTGCTCAGCAGGCTGGTTTCCTCAAAGCTTTCCACGCCTGCCGTAATCATGCTTTTAATAGGCTCCTGACTCTTGCCAAAAACGCTGTCGTTCAGGCCGCTCGCCTGAGAAAAGATAATTCCGCTCATGTTCTTCACTCCTTTTTTTGCAATAAAAAAGCAGTCATCCTCTGACTGCATCCCTTATGTTTGATTGATTGTTGTCGGTAGGTTTTCCTCGTTACACTTCGGAAACCACTATATTTCGCCGTCCATTCCTCGCCTCACCCAACCTGTCGGTCAGACGTTCGCTCGTCATAACCGGACGGCTCAACCGTTACCTGAAATCCTGATTTCAAGTTAGCGGCTCAGCCGCTTACTTAAAATATCCGCAAGCTGTTCCGTTTGCTTCGTCCACATCCGTCACAGTGAAAACACCGCTTGTCGTGGTCGCTGTCACGCTCAGCCCTGCCGTGCCCAGTGTCACCGCAGTCCCTGCCGTGGGCTTTGCGTCATAGGGTGCCTCAAATCTTGTCGTTGCCAGTACAGGCATCACGGGAACCACGCCTGCATCCTTAGGCCCCATGCAAATGTGTGTAGGCTTTGCGGTTGCGCCGCATTTTGTCACCTTGTCCGTATAGGTCAGTGCCTCTCCCAGTGCGTAAACCTCGCTGTCCTTTGCAGGCAAAAATTCAAAAGGCTCTACACAGCTGTTCTGTCTGTCTTTTACTTTAAACATGTTCTCTCAACTCCTTTTCATTCCGTTGCTTTCTGGTTTTTCCAATACATTTCCGCAATCTTCTCATGCGTTGCATTGGGGAAATATTTTTTATACTCTGCCTCAATCTCTGCCGGCACATCCCCCTTTGCATTGCTGCCCTTCGTCTGGCGCAGGTGTCCCTTGCTGTTCATTTCGTTCATGGCGGCTTGCTTGGCGGCGGCACTCTGCTTTTTGCTGAGCTCTTTTCTGTGCGTTGCCGCGTAGGCATCCGCAAGCGTAACGCCGGGCGTGTTCGCCCACATCTGCAGGGCGCGTCTGCCTGCCTCTGTCTCATTCAGCTGCTGGGGGCTTTCCAGTCCGCAGTCCGGAAATTCCTTCTTCATCGCTTCAAATTCCTTCGCCATAAAGTCGTTCGCCGCCTGCTGCTCCTGCTGGTGGATCACCTGCTGCGCCTGCTGCATGGCAGGGTGGTTCTGAATGTAGCTGTCCAAAACCTCCTTGGAAACGCCCATTTCCTCCAGCTGCTGTCTCTGCTCCTCTGCCGCAAATGCACTGCGGTAGGCGGTCAGGTCTGCCTCTGTGCGGATGGGCTGGTTTGTGTAGGGGTTCAAAATCCCCTCAAATTCCCTCGCAATGCGTGCGTCCACCCTTTTCTGTGTCTCCGCCTCAATGCGTGCCAGAAGGTCGGGGCTGAATTCCTGCCCTTCCTCTGCTGTAGATACTGGATCACCTCCACCGATATTAGAATCGGCACCCTCATCCTCTGCGCCGCTGTCCTCAGCCGCAGAATCTTCCGCTGTTTCCTCTGTCTCTACTTCTGTTTCTGTGGTTTCCTCGCCGCCTTCCTCTCCCTCAAAGAAGTCCTCGCCCCAGAAATCATCTTCATATCCTGCCATTCTGCTTTCCTCCTTCTTCCAAATCAAAATCCTGATTTTGACTTAGCGCTTAGTGCTTCTCAAATCTCCGCCTGTCTGCTTCTTGGGTGCTTTTGTGCTTTCAGCCCCCTTTGTTGCCTTCACTTCCATCGTGCCGGCTCTGCCAACTTCCAGTCCGTTTCCGTGCTTTCTCATATCGTTCACCCCCTTCCGTCATTCCTCGCTTCCTTCGCTCTCTACGGATTTATGCCTTGCAACCGCTCCGCATGGCGGTAATATAAAAAGCCCCCGTTTCCGGAAAGCTTCTTAATCTTAATCGTCAATATAAACCTTTTCTTCGCAGACCACCTTGTCATGGTTCACGCATGCAGGGTTTCTGCATCCGAATTTGAAGTTGTAATATGCCCTTGTCGGCATATCCGCCCTGTCATCGTTCTCAAACAATAACGGGCCTCTTTCCAGAATCATCAGCTCAATGCCGCATTTCTTACAGTCCATTCAAAGCATCTCCTTTGGTTTTCCTTAACCGCTACCACCTTTAGTTTTCCTCGTTTCACTTCGGAAACCGCTATATTTCGCCGTCCATTCGTCACCTCACACAGCGTTCGCTATACGTTCGTTCCTCATAACCGGACGGCTCAACCGCTACCACATCATGTTCATGGCACTGCCGCTTGCATCCTCCACCCCCACATCAGCCACCTGCTGCGTCGGCATCTGTGTCTCCTGCGGAAGCTGCTGCATCTGCATCTGTGCCAGCTGCTCCTGTCTCTTTTTCTCCAGTCTCTCCCGAATCTCTGCCGCGCCGGGGTAGTGCTGCCCTGCCATCATTTCCCAGAACATAATCAGCGTCTCAGGGTCGTTCGGGTCGCCAAATGCCCCCGTCTGCAAATTCATGCGGATTTCCTGCCACATGGATTCCCTGTTCCCTGCAAGGCTTGAGGTGTTGTCCACGCTGAAAAGGAAATCATCCAGCCAGTACCATTCCCCTGCCGCATCCTGCGCCAGATAGTCGTATTTGTTGAATTCGCTGTAGGTCGTGCTGCCGTCAATGTTGTTGTGCCGCACGCTCCGCGGCTCGTCGCTGTAAGCCAAAAGAAAGCGAAACATCACAGCATACAGATCCGCATACATGGCGTTTTTCATAATGCGCTTGCTCTCCAGTCTCCCTGCACTCTGCGCCACCGCAATCTGCTTTGCCGTGCCGCTCGTTGCCGTGCGGTCGGGTCTGCCTTGATAGCTGTCCGTGATTCCCAAAATGCGCCGCGCCTGCTCATAGTTCGCCTCTGCAATCGCTTGGTCTTGGCTTGTGTCCACCTGTAAATTATGAACCCCGAAAAGGTTTGCCTCGTCCGCCCCCTGAAAGATAACCTCTCTCAGCTGCTCGTCCGTCTTGGAAACCTCTGTCTTTTCGCTTCGGGTGAAAATACTGCCGCCCTTGTCCAGCTTCTCCTGAATCCTGCTGTCGCATTTCTTAATCATGTTCTGCTGGTCCATAATTTTGTCAATGTCGCTGTCGCCCAGTGCCTTCCCCCAGCTGCTCACGTTCTTGCGTATCACAATCGGGTAGATGTCGGGCTTGTATCGGGGAATCCTTGTCGGTCTTTCCGTCAGCATCGGCTCAGCCTCGTAGGCGTTCCCAAATTCGTCCATCATCAAGCCGTTTCCGCCGTCGGGGTATGTTTCTTCCTCCGTCATCATGGGAATCACGCCGTTCCGCGTCTCAATGTCCTCGTAAAGCTCCATTTCGTCGCTGTCGTAGTCCTCCGCCCTTTCGTTGCCGCAGTGTCGGCATCTATCCAAGCCTGTCATATCCGCCCCGCATTTCGTGCAGCGCTTCATCTTCCGCGCTTGGTAGTCCTCCAAATCCTCAAGCTCTATGTCATTCACCCAAGTATATCGCCCAATGCCGCCCTTTTCGTTGCGGAAATATCCGAAGTTGACCGTCACAACGTCCTCCGCCGTGCTTCTGCCGCCTCTGCTCTGGGGGTCGCTCTCTGTCTCGTCCGCCACGCTTACGCCGTATTTTTCCTTTACATGCTTCTTCGACATGCCCATCTGCACAATGATAAAGTCCATGTCGTTGATTTCATTCACCCCGTCTTGGAAAATCACCTGTCTGGGGTGCAGCAGGCTCACGCAAAGCTCCCCTCTCGTCTCGTGGGTGTGTCTGTCGCTGTCCCATTCCACAAGGAAGATGTCTCCCCCTTGTATGGGCGTAATGCGCTCGTCCATGTCGTTCAGCATTTCAAAAGGCAGGCGGTCTGTCTCATTCCGCAGGAAATCCTCCAGTGTTTTCGCCAGCTCCTCATGCTCCTGCCTTCTTGCCGTCACCTTCGGCATGGGAAAGCTGCTGTCAACCTGTGCCTCCATCAGCTCCGCAACGATATTTCTTACCCCCGTAGCAAGTGCCGCCGCCTTGCTGTTCTTTGCGTCCGGTGTTTTCTCAATCTCGCGCGTCCCGTTGTAAAGGGCAGTTCTCTTGTCCATCTGCTCAAATTCTTCTCGCATCGCCGCGCTGTTTCTGCGTAGTCTTTCCTGCCACATCGGCAGCTTTCCCTGCCCGTTTTTCTTCCTGTCCAAGCTGTTCCCTCCTTTCCGCTTCTTTTCTTAAAATCTAAGTCCGTTTATTGCCTTCTCCTTCTTCTGCTGGTCAATCCCGATGTATCTTCTCGTAATGCTTGGGTCAGCATGCCCCAGCACCTCCTGCACCATCACAATGTCGCCGCCTGTGTCCATGTAAAGCCAGTAGGCGAAGGTCTTTCTAAGCGTGTGACAGCTTAGGCTTTCCTTGTAGCCTACCGCGTCCGCCGCCTCGTTCAATATCTGCCATACCCGTATTCTGGAAATCGGCGTGTTCTGCTTGCTCCTGCTGTTGCGAAAGGCGTATTCGTAGTCCTTCTTTCCCTTGAAAAAATCCCTGTATATTTTTTGCAAATGTGGGTTGATGGGCAATAGGATTGTCTCCCCTGTTTTCTGCTCCGCAATGGCAATGCGGTCTTTTCCTCTTAGGTCGCGCACCCTGTATTGTAAAATGTCGCTGATTCTGCGTCCAAGGTACACCCCTGTCATGAAAAGCACATAGTCTCTTTCGTTCCGCTCTCTGAGGTAGTCCCCAATCACGCCCACCATCTTCCTGTCCTCAATGGGCATCACATATCTCAACCGCCATCACCCCCTTACCATGGAGAACCCCATTTCTCCAGTAAATACTGTTTTTCCTTCCTGCTTGCGTTCCGGTAGTCCTCCCACATGTCCGCCGTCCATTTCGCTTTCTTCTCCTTCTTTTCCTCCGGCATGTCCATCCGCTGCTGTCCGCTCGCTCTCGCCATCAGTGCGATCCCGTAAGCCATCACAAGGTCGTCATGCTCGCCCTGCTCCGCCTCCGCTCTCCCCTTTTCGTTGCGAATAAAGGAAAGCATTTCCTGCAAGGTGTCCTTGTCATGCACTAGGTGTAGGTTGCTCCGCATAAATTCCTGCATCGTTGCCACCAGTACAGGGCGCGTCAGCCCGTTCGTCTGAAAGCCAAAGCTTTTCCGAAGTCTCCCCTCGTAGTTGTCGTAGATCTCCCTCACATAAAGCTTCGGGTAGTGTAAGTACTCCAACACCTTCTGCGGATGCGTGGAAAAGTTCGTTTCCACCGCCGCCAGTGCGTCATTGTAATATCTCCCAAGACAGTAGACCTGCTTTGCATAGGTGTCCTCATCGCAGCTTTGCCATTTCAGCCGCGCCATCTGCTCCCCTGTAATGTTGTCAATCACTTGCACCGTGAAGGAATCGCTCCCTTCTCCTGCCGTGTCTCCTCCCAGCGTGTAGGGTCTGCCCTGCTCCGGCTCCTTGAAAAGAAGAATCTCCCCCTTTTCGTCCTCGGTAAATTTCCGCTCCTGCAAAAGAATACGGTCAAGCCGCTCCTGTGTCTCCTCGTAGGTGAAGCGTCCCCTTCTGGGGCTCTCCTCCATCGTCCGCAGCCGTATGATGATTGCCTTGTTGTCAAATACCCCTGCCCCTGTCGCAATAAATGCCTCCTCCGGTGTCGAAGGGTATTCTTGGTGGAATAAATCTATGTCATTGTTGCAGTTGTTCCGGATGCACCACCTGCGCCACATCAGCTGCTCGTTGTCCAAGCCAAAGGCAGCCTTGAGTTCTTCTTCCTCCTCCGTCAGCTGCTCCCCGTGGTAGTCCCTGCGGTATTCGTCCATTTCAAACCATGCCGCAAAAAAGGGTACATAGTCATTTCGCCCAGCAACCGCATCGTCCCACATCTCCTTGAAGAAGTTAAACCCCTTCGCCGTGCTTTCTATGATCACCATGCTGTCCTTTGTCGCCGGCACCGCCTGCATCAGTCCGGTGTAGGTCTCCGCAATCTCTCCTGGCCAGAAGGCAAGCTCCGAGGCATGCACGTTCGTTAAGGTGTCGCTTCGCCCAACGCCCTTGCCCCCGGCTGTCGCGCATTTTATCTTGCTTTTCAGCCCCGGCAGCCGTTCCTTCTCCCTCCGGTTCTTCGTGGGATTCTCAAAAATTAGCTCCTTGGCGTTGCTGTTCTTTAAAAGCGGTCTCGCCGGGTTTCTCTCCTGAAATAGCTTGCTCATGTTGAAAAGGTTCGTTGTCGCATCGTCCTTGTGCGTGATGATGAAGCTGTTCACGTTGCTTCTGGTCGCCGTTTTGTAATAAATCAACGCCTCCGTCAGCGTGGAAAAGCCCATCTGCCTACTTTTCAGTATGATAATGCGGATCGGCTTGCCGGCCGCCTGCTGCTCCTTGATGCACTCGTAAAGCCGCCTTTGCGCAGAGTTCAGCCGGAAGGGCACAATCTTGCTTTCCTTTGTCTTGATGCAAAGAAAGGCTTCAATGTATTTCTTCGCATCTCGTAAAACGTCATACTTCGGCATCTGCTCCACCGCTTTCCGCTTCCTCCAAGATTTCCTCTATCGTCTTTCCGCTCACGCCGCCGCCGCTCGCCGCCTGCTCCGCCAGCTTCGTCCGCTTCGTGTCGTTCGCAACGCGCTTCTTCTCCAGCTCCAGCCGGTCGGGGTTCTCCTTCCATTTGTCCTTTGCTTTGTTCAGAAGGTAAAATTTGATTGCCCCCACGTCCGCCGGAACGTGCTGCTGCTCCGTCACTTCCTCCAGCACCTCCTCCGTGATGACCTTCCCGTTCGCGTCCGTCAAAACCTTGCCGTCTGCCCCCAGCATCGGCTTCTTCACCTTCATGTGCTTTTTGATGTCCGCGTTGTAGCCCAGGCATCGGTTTAAAAGCGAAACCTCCACCTTCTCAATTTCCTTTTTCCGCTCCGCTTTTAAAAAATCGGCACTTTTTTTTAAGAGTGCCGAAAGTGCCGGAATTTCTCCCTTGAGTTTCCTAAAAGTAGAATATGCCATCCCCAGCATTTCCGCCATTTCTTTTTGTGAAAGCCCCGCAAACGCCCATTCTTCAAGGCTTTTCATGTTTTCATAAATCTTTTTTTCGTTGCTGCTCGCCACCTTTTCACCCCCCTTTTTTCGGCACTTTGCATGTTTTCGGTGCCGAAAAATTTTTGCATAAATTTCCGCGCGCATAATGCCGCATAAATGCAAAAGAGCCAAGAAAGCCCGAAATCTCAATGCTTTTCGCCGCTTTCCTCGCTCTTTTTTTATTTAACATAACATAACATTGTGTTAAACATTTCTTTTTCCCCGCCTTATTAGGAAGAAACCCGTTTTTCGCCGTTCCTGCTTAACACCTTCCCTTTGTGTTAAATAACCGCCAAAAAAGCCCCTTTGGCGCATTTTATGCAGCTCCTCCCCCCTCTTTATGCAGGGAAGGCAGCCGCCGAAATCGGCAGCCGCCCCAGGAGGATATAAGAATAAAGAATAAGAGAGCCGTAACAACTCAACCGCTACCGCTCCCTACTATCATTCTATCATATCCATCGTACCAAATCGTTCCAAATCGTACAAAATCGTTCCAAATCGTACAAAATCGTCCCAAATCGTACATTTTTTCGCAGAAAATAAAAAAACGCTGCATTTCCGCAGCGCTTTCCGTTCAATATCTGTTGTAAATTTCTCCCCTGTTTCCTGCATCAATTACTAATACAATCAATTCTCCGTTGTCTACCGTATAAACTACACGATAATCACCCACCCGCAGCCGCATCAGGTCGTCATGACCTTTCATTTTCTTAATGTCGCTGCCGTTCGGTAATTCTTCAATGGCTGTTACAAGGCGGAGCTTCTCCTGCTTGGGCAGCTTGTCAATGAATTTCTTCGCCCTCTTTTTGATGATGATTCTGTACATCAATCAAGCCCCCATTCCTTTTTGCACTCCTCTAAAGAATAGGTAACGTCTTTCTCCGGGTCGGGGTCATTCAGATAGCTTTCGTACATCCTTTCGCAAAAAGCATCATCCGCAGCCTCGTCCGCTGTTATCCCCTGTAAATATGCCAATACATAACCCATCTTGTAATCCGGTACTCTTTCCAGTAAGCTTGCCGCCATTTCTCTTTCACTCATTCCATCCACTCCCTTTCAATCCTTCACATATTCCAGTAAATCCCCCGGCTGGCAGTCCAGAAACCCACATAAGGCACCCAGACTTTTTGTGTCAATGTTTCCGCCCTCATGAATCTTCTTCCAAGTTGCCTGACCGATGATTTTTTCTTTTCTCATCGTGTAGCTTGTGATACCCCTTTCTTGGAATAGCTTCAACATTTTGTCATAGCTGATACCCATTTTATGCACCTCCTTCTTTCGTATTCTTATCATAACAAAAGTATATCACTATTTCAAGTGACAATCTGCACAAATCACAGTCACTAATTTTAGTGATAATGTCAATAGACTGTCTCAACAAAAAAGCAAGGACACCTCAGTCCTTGCCTTTTTCATTTTCTTCTTAACTTCACTTTAGATTTACAAGACTTTGCAACCAAGGAAGCAGTGCTACATCATATATAATTTTAAGCATAATACTAAATACTACCCTTAAAATATAATATTCTTTTCTCTTTCCTTCTGTCCAATTCGCAACCCGTTCCTGAAATCCTTCCGGGTTTTCAAGCTGTTCTTTAAAAGCCTCTGCAAATTCCTCCGAAGAAATATGCTCTATCTCTTCTTCGCTGAAAGATATTTCTTCTTGAATGACAGAACAATCAAACTCTTTCCCTACTGATTCGAGATAATCTGCCACCGCATTCGGATTATGGAGAGCCACTTCTTGTATCGTATCCAGTGCACCCTTCCAGTATTTTTGCAAAGCTGCACCCGGTTTTGCAATTTCCTCCATTTTCTTAATCAAAGCACTATATTCAGGACTTTCAAAAAAATTATTTGTCTTGAATGTCTCTATTGTCTTTTCCAATGATTGAAAATCTATATTTTCTCTCCATAAACGCATTACTTTTGATATTTCCTCTAGGTTATCCTTTAATTTCGGATCAATCAAATCTCTTTTTATTCCCAAATCGGCAAAATTCATTTTATATTTTGTTGCTAGCGCACTCAATTCCGCTAACTCCGGACAACTGAAAGAACCTAGCATCTTCTGTATCTCTTTCATGTCGCATCTTTCTTGCATATTCTTCACCTCCATAATATAACTCCGTTTATTGTTTCATTTTACCATAAAATAAAAATCCGCCTCAATAAAAAAATGTCTCACCAAAAAAGCAAGGACACCTCAGGTGTCCTTGCTTTTTTCTTTTTCCTTTCTCTCATCCCAAGCCCTGCAAAGCTTCTCCATCCCCTCCGCCTCCTTCCGAAAGCAGGCAGTTCTGGAAAGTCTCGCCTTTCGCGCCACCCGATCCCATGCCAGGCGCTCCGCATGCTTCCCCCAGATGATTGTCCGCTCCTCCGTTGTCAGCGCCTCCGCCATCACAAGGCTCAGGTCAGAGTGCAGCCGCAGCCTGTCTCGAATCGCTCTTTCGTTGGTGCGGATCCGCTCCTCTGTCTCCGCTCGCTTCAAAACCTTGTCGGCTGTGCTGTCCCCGTGTCCGCTCCTGCCCCCCACTGCGTCATATTGCACCGCAGAAAGTGAAATGTCCCGCAGGCTCCTGCGCATTGCCTCGTTTCTCTCCCGCAGCCATTGCGTTGCCTCCGGTGTGTCCGCCATCTGCTCTATCAGCCGCGCCATCTCTTTCTTTGTTGTCACCTGCACCCCTCCCTCAGCTTTTCATATCTTCGCTTTATCCCTCTCTCCATCTGCTGCAGCTCCCCCCAATGCCTGCGGATTGCCTGCTCCGCGCCGCCCTTCTCCCCTCTTTCTCTCAGCTCCGCATATTGCAGCACCCGGCTGTAAAAGTCCGCCTTCTCCCCTCTCTCTATCAGCGTAAGCGTCCGCAGGAAAAGCGCCTGCTTGTCCGCCTCCGTCTCCGCGCGTGCCGCATCTAGGGCATCCGCCTCCGCCAAAAGCCGCTCTGTACTGTTTTCCGCCACAAAGGCGCGAAGCCCTCGCAGCCAGAGAATTTCTGCCGCCGGGCTTTCCTGCTTCTCGTTTTTCATGTTATCACCTCGTCCGCCTTGAAATCAAAGATGTTCCTGCACCCATTCCTTTGGCGGCGCTTCCTTCGTCTCCCGGAACCCTGCCGCACTGCGGAAGGTGGTGCTTCTCGGCATCCATGTCAGCGCGATCGTTCCTGTCGGGCCGTTTCGCTGCTTCGCAATGTTCAGCTCCGCCGTGTTCTTCTTCTCCGTGTCCGGAAAATAATATTCGTCACGGTAAAGAAAAAGAATCACATCCGCGTCCTGCTCAATGTCGCCGCTGTCCCGCAAATCCGAAAGAATCGGTCTGTGGTCGGCGCGCGTCTCAGGTCCTCGGCTCAGCTGGGAAAGTGCCAAAACCGGACAGTCCCAGTCTCGCGCCATTTGCTTTAGCCCTCTGCTGATTGCGCCAACTTCGCGCACCCTGTCCTGCCCCTTGCTCACGATGAGCTGCAAATAGTCAACCACAATCAGCCGGGGGCGTATCCCCTGCCCCTGTAAGCCGTGCAGAAATGCGCTCATTTTTTCCACCGTCTGCCCCGTCTCGTCTCGGATGATCATCCGCCCTGCGCCGCTTTCGTAGTCCGCGCGGTTTTCCGCCACCCCTCGCAGCGTCTCCTGCCATGCCGCATCATTCGTCCCCACCGCAAAACGGTCGTTGTCAATCAGAAATTCCGAGGTGTAGCCTCGGTTGCCAAGGCTCTTGTCCGGCATTTCCAGTGAGAAGAAAACCACCCTGTCCGCCTGCTCCGTCATGCTTTTCTGCGCGTGCTTCGCAATGTCTAAGGCAAGCGCACTCTTGCCCATGCTCGGTCTTGCCGCCAGAATGCAGAAATCCCCGTTCCGCAGTCCCCCAAGCATCAGGTCAAGGTCAGTGAAGCCCGTCGGCAGTCCAACGATTTTCTTGCCGCTTTCCCGTAGTGCCGTAAGCTCGCGGATGTGCTTTTCCGTGGCATCCGCCAGCGTCACAATCTCCGCGCTGCCCCAGCCGTCCCCGCGCATGGCCGCCATGCTCCGGTCAATGCCGCCGATGTCCTGCCTGTATGCCGCCTGCGCCATCTCCTGCGCCGTCCGCACCACCCGCCGCAGGTAAGCAAGCCGCTTTAGGTCGTCTATGTAGCTGCGTAGGTAAACGCTCGTGGATATTCCGAGCGCAATCCCCGCAATCCGGTCAATCCCGATCCTCTCAGCCTCGCCCCTGCGCGCCAGCTCGTTCATCACCGTCACCGCGTCAATCTCCTCTACCCCCTGCATCGCTTCGAAAATCACCCGATACATCGGCGTGTAGAAGTCATCCGCCAGCAGCATCGTTTTCCCCAGTGCTGCCGCGCTCCTGTCCAGAAACATGCACCCCAAAGCCGCGCGCTCCGTCTCCTCGCTGTGTAAATCCTTGAACGCGTCCATCCTGCTTCACGCTCCTTCCCCTTAGCCGCCGGCCAAATCTCGGCGGTTGATCAGTGCTTTGTTTTTGGCAGCAGCTGCCGCTCCGGGTGCCGATGCACCTTGTTGCCGGTCATCCGTCTGACCCTGCCACTTTGCATCCTGCCGCTCCCATGTTCGCACAGCCGCTTTCCAGTCCTTCAGCTTGACTTTTCCGCGCATCCATCCCGTTGATGTGTAGTAATCTAAAAAATATTGCGGATCAATGCGGTTCCCCCGCTCCTTGCAGTATGCCTGCACTTCTTCCAGTGTCGGGGGTGTGAAAACGCACTTGCTGCGTTTTTCTTTTTCTTTTTTCTTTTCTCCTTCTCCTTCTCCTTCTCCGCCTTGATTGTTCCCGTTTGTTCCCGTTTGTTCCCGATTGTTCCCTTTGTTCGCTGTTTTTTCTGCAATCTCGGCATTTTCGGCTTTATCATTTTCTTCGGAAACTTTATCATTTTCGCCTTCCTTCGTAAAAATGCCGCTTTTTTCTAACTGCGTGTTTATTTTGAATTTTATCATTTCGGAGCGAATCTCCTTCAAATCGGCTTTTATCGCGCGCAGGGTTGCTGTCTGGCGGTTCCAATTCGTCTTGCCCCAGTGCAGAAGGAAAACCTCCCTCGTTGCCGCATCGTAGAGAATCATGCCCCGCTGGATCATGATGTCCAAAAGCTTCTCCAGCGTGTCCTTGTTGTAGCCTGTCTCGTCCACAGCCTTTCGCATCCGGAAGGCATAGCACCCCAGAGTGTTCACGTTCGCATTGGTTTGTAAGTACATCCAGAAATATTTCTCCTCCGGTGTCAGCTCCCTTGCCTCGTCCGTCTCCCAAAAGCTTCTCTCAATCTTGCTGTAGGTCATTCCCATCCTCCGTCTCTCCTTTCAGCCGCATCGCCCATCTGTCCAGCTTCTGCTCCATTTTGCGCACAACGCCCGCAAGCTGCCACTGCCGCAGTGTGCCGCTCAACGTCAAAAGCAGCTGTCCGCCGAAAACTCTTAAAATTCCATCCGCCTGCTCCTGTCTCCAGTCCGTTGGGTTCTCCTTGTTTCCAATCCTCCGCCTCTTGAATGCAGCGTACCGCACAATGCTGCAGAACGAAATCAGCTCCCGCAGTCCCGTCTTCAGTTCCCCTGCGCTCCGTGCCGGCTTCGCACCGCTTATGCCGTGTTTCAGAAATTCGCAAATCATTTCGCCTTCAAAGGTGCAAAGCATCACCGCAAGCACGTCTGCAATTTCCTCCGCCACTTCCTCGCTTGCCTCTCTGCCAAAGGTGAATTTTCGCCCCTTCCTCCGGCTCTCCGTTATACTCTCCCGCAGCAGCCGCGCCGCATCCGCAAGCTCAGCTGTCTCCTCGGCAAGCATCGCCATTCTCTCGCCCATGCTGACCCTCTCGCAAATCAGCGCAATGTTTTCCTGCATTTTCTGGTAGTCCGCCATCCTTCTCCGCCTTTCTCTTTTTGTAATATTCCTTCTTCTTTTCCAGCACACGCTCCCTGTGCCTCCGGTAATATCTTGCCTGCCTCGTCAATGTCTCATCGTTGATACAGTCGCGGTATTTGCACCGAAAGCAGTCCATGTCGCAAATCTCCGTTTTCCCCATTGCTCCGCCCTCTCTCCTGCTCCTTTGTATGAAAAATCCTCTGCCCTCGCGAAGCAAAGCTTCTCTATGCGCTGCAATGCGATGCACTGCTCTTCCTTGCTTTGCCGTTGCTGTCCGTTGTCCTGCTATGCTCTGCCCTTGCCAAACACTGCCACGCTATGCCCTGCTATGCCTTCGCTCTGCTCTGCAATGCACTTCTTTTCTCTGCCGTTGCCGCACATAGCTTATCCTTGCCATGCCCTTGCGCTTATTCTAAAATGTCCGAAAATTCCGCCGCTCTTTCCTCCAGAATCTCGCAAAGAAATCTTCCCTTGCCGCTGTTGCGCCATTGCCCCAGCCCCCGCAGCTTCCCGTAGCTTAGCCACTCCTTCACCGCCGGCACCAATTCGTCCGCCATCACCAGTATTGAAAACTCTAACTTAGCCCCTGCCGCAATCTCCTCGCTGCTCGCAAGGCTGTTTCTCTCGCCCTGCGCCGTCTGCGCCCGCAAGGGTCTCTGGCAGTTTGTAAGCTCCTCCGCCGTCTGCACCGGAATCTGCCGCTCCTGCACAAAAATAAGCCCGTCAATTTCCTTCTTGTAAGCCTTAATCTTGCTGCTCTTCGTGCCCTTCACCTTCCGCAGCACGCCGCAGGCATCTTTGAAAAACCCTTTGATTTGATAGTCCCAAAGGATGGGCCGCCCGTCCTCGTTTCTCGAGAACACCGTTGTTCCCTTCTCAATCACCTCATCCACACCAACCGCCGCAATCTCTTCCTCTCGGCTCGGTGCATCGGGCGCATGGCTCGCAATAAATTCGCTGTGCAGCTCCTTGTTGTTGCTCGCCGTCCCCAGCATCGCCTCAATCGTTGTCAGTTTGCATTGCAAAATTCTCATTTTCTTCTTCTCCTCTTTCCTTCGGTTTATTCCTCCAATGCCGTGTTCCAGCACTCTTTGCAGTAATCCTCAACATTCGGGTGTGGACATTCACGCAAATAGCCCACTTTGGCCGCACACACTTCCGGGGTGCCATCACTCAATTTTTTCGCATAAGGGAATTTTTCAAAAAAATCATCTTTCCTTGTTTCCCTTGGGTGTTCCTTCACCCATTTCTCCACAATTTCAACTATCTGCCCGGGAAAAATGTTCTGGAATTGCGTGCACGTCAATATACCACACTCCGCATAAATAGGGCATCCGCCACAAGAAGTGTTTCCGAAAGAATGACACATCCGCATTCTTTCTTTCAAATACCTTACCGCATCCATGCTCATTCCTCCTCCAACGGTCTATTCCAGCACTCTTTGCAATTTCTCATTGAACTGCACTTGTCTTTGCAGATTCCTAAAAAATGGGGACAAACTCGCAGCGGTACGCCATCTTCAAGCAATATTGCATTTGGAAAACACTTCAAAAAATATGTAAATCTTGTTTCCTGCGGATGTTCCGCCGACCATTTCTCCACAATGGCAACCGCCTGTTCCGGATGTTTTTTTATGTATGCACCACAAGTTATTCCATTCTTTGCACTTTTAATTTCACATCCGGCACAGTGGTCATCGAAAGAATCACACCTCCGCTCGCTTTCTTTCAAATACCTTACCGCATCCATGCTCATTCCTCCCCCTCCAACAGCTTTTCATATTCCTCTTCGGAATAATTCACAACCGTGCGGATAATCCGTAAAATTGACCGCAGACACTCCTCGTTTCCGCTTTTGCTCCCAAAATAATAGGTGTCGTGAAACGGCATAAACCCTTCATCGAAACAGTGCTCCATAAATTCAATGCATAGAAAGTCCTCTCTATCCGGGAAATCGCCTTCTTCTTCCATTCTGTGCTCCACACGCTTGCATACAAGCCTTCTGACATGCTCGTCAGTGCTCCCTGCGTGCAAATGTTTCCGCAGATTGTCTAAATAGTGCAGCTTGTCCTCGAATTCGTACACCTTTGCTGTTCCTTCCGTAAAATCGTGAAAGCTTTTCATCACATAAAATTCTAAGTTTTCCGGCGGCTCATCCAGCCGCAAATTCCCAACAAAGGGTAACCAAACAGTGATTTCATTCATTTTTTTGTCTCTCCTTCCTTCTCTCCAGTTCCGCCTCCGCTTCTTCCCGTGTAAAAAATAGATTTGGTTCGCCAAAATCCGTCCAAAAATCCGCATATTTCACGGCTCGCGTGGAAACGTCCTCTACTGTGTGTTCCGCAATGTAGAAATACTCGTTCGGCACTGTTTCCTTTAAAATTTCATATACCTTGTCGCCAACCCTGCAAGGCACGGGATAGTATCCCTTGATTTTCGCAAAATCCTCCTCGTAAAAATAAACCCCTATCAGATTCGCCGAAACCGCCACAATTCCGTTAATCTCCATGTCATGAAATGGCGTGAGAAGTGCCGATGTTGCAGAAAACGCCCCGGTCGCCCCGGATGGCTCATAAATCTGTATCTTGCATTTCGGGCAGTTGTAATCCGAAACAATGGTTGCTACCAATAAATCAATCAGTTTCATTTTTCTTCTTCCTCCTTCAGCCCGATCAGCCAGTCAACCGAGCAACCCGTTCCGGCGGCAATCCGAAATAGCATGTCCGCCCCCGGCACTATGTCCTTCCTCTCGTAGTTGTATAGCGTGATATATGCGATCCCGGTAAAAGCGGCGAAATCCTTTTTTGTCATGCCGCTTTCCTTCCGCAGTAGTCGGATTCTCTCCCGGAATATCTCCCCGTCAAATTCTCCGTTCTGCCTGCTCCGGCGGCTCTCCTTCTTCTCCTGTGGCGCGTCCTTCTCACGGGGCGCGTCCTTCTCCTGTGGCGCATCCTCCTTCCGGGGCATATCCTCCTTTCGGGGTGCGTCCTCCTCCACCTCTACCACAATGTATCCGGGCCGCTTAATCTTCCCCGTCCTCCCTCTGGAAATTAGGGAGCGTATGGTTTCCTTCTTCACCCCTCGCAGCTCCGCCAGCTCTGCGGCACTGTCCGCCACCGCCAGCGGCAGGGAAAGCGCATCTTTTGTCACTGCCATGTAAATCTTCCTTTTGGGCAACACTCCCCCTCCCTTCCGGTTCACACCGCCTTAATGCTTTGTCAGTTCATCCAAACAATGCTTTAATGCAGCCATTATTGTGTAATCTAAAATATTGATGCTCTGCGGCTTATGCTCTTTCCTGTAGGTGTATTTGAAAATCTCGCTTTCCAATGCACTTTGCAGTTTCAACGGCTCTAACGGATTGCCTATATCATCCAGATACTGCATCTCCATCCTCGCCTTGTATTCTCGCAATTCCTTCAATTCCTCCAGCCAGTCGCCAAGCTGCTTATTTTTCTCCGCCTCCTGCTCTGCGACCTTTTTCGCCTCTGCTTCAAAAGAATTCTGCGGCTCAATATTTGTATTTGCCCTGCATTTCTCCGCGGATTCTCTTACATGCTTAATCGCTTCATCTATCGTCACATCTATCCCCCCTCATTTCTTCAAAAACAATGAAAGCATAATAAACCCCATGATTTCCGTCTATCACCGATAATGCAGAAATCTTGCAGTTTGAAAAATCCTCCCTCCATATTCTCCCAATTTCGTCATATAAGGAATTCAAATAAACCGCACCGCATTTTACCATGTGCTGCCCGTTTGGGCCGCTTGTTCTGAGCTCCATCCTTCTCCTCCTTCTTCACCTCACTTCATAAAGCCATAAACAAACCGCAGATTCCCCATCTGCAGCTTGTTTACAGGCATGGCTTCCGCCATGCTGTAATTTCATCTTAGGTAAGTTTTTCTCGCTTACGCTCGAAAACCGCTAACACGTTTCCCTTATTCCTCGCCTCACCCAACCTGTCGGTCAGACGTTCGCTCGTCATAAGCAAGGGCAACGTCCGCTACTGCTTGTTGTTTTCCTCTGCCTGCTCCTGCTGTACCTGCTCCGCATATTCCTGCTCCAGATCTCGCGCCTTTTCTTCGTATTTCTCCAAGACTTCCTCTGCAACAGTCCATTTCTTGCTTTTCCGCTTTACACCATTTACGGCTGTCTGCAGCAAAAAGCCCAGCAGGTACCAGACCCTATCGCGAATCTGCTCCATGCAAATTTCAAAACCAAGCTTCTGGTCATAATTTTCCTTGCTCACGCAGCTGCTGCTTTCCAAAATCTCAAATCCGTTTACCAGTACCGCACGCACCACCGTTGTCTTTTCTCCGGCAGTGGAAACAAATACTTCGTCAATGAAATCCTCCACCATCTGCGCGCTGATAGAGGGCGCATCCGTTTTCAGATTTTTATTTTCCTCCAAGGGCAGATACGCCTTCTCAAAAACCCCCTTCGGGCTGAAGCTTTCGTATCCGTCCGCATAACGCACCCTGTACCCCATCTCTGCAACCTGTCCTTCAGCAAGCAAAACAGAATTTATCTCATCATTTTCGTTGCTGTAAATCCTGCCATCAATCCGAAAGGCTCTTTCTGCCTCAATCATTTTTGTACCAATATATTTTTTCATTTCGTCTCCTCCTCCGCAGCTTCTTCTCTCTCCGGCTCTGCGGTTTCTTCCTCTTCCTCGCCATCTGCTTTCTGCATTTTTTCAAAAACACTCTTCACAACATCCCCAACAACAGCGCCAACCTTTTCCGCCGTCACATCTTCCCGTAAACTCTCCCGAATCATTTGCACAATCGCATTGCAAAAATGATCCAGTATCTCTGTGTTATATCCGTTTGCGGTCATCTGCATGTTATCCTCTGTATTCTCTCTGAATGTAACGCTCCAAGTGGAAGTATCCTCTTCGTCCGCAAGGGCAATCCCTTCCACCTCTGCTCTCTCCTCCAGGCATCCCTTGTATGCCTTCATTGCCTCCAACTGCGCGCGCAGCAGCGTAAGGCTGCAATTCGGCGTAAAGCTCAGCTCCCCTGCCTCGTATTTTCTGCACATTTCCTCCAGCTTTTCACATCTGAGTGCCAGCTGCCAGTATTCCGCCTTCATTCTCTTTTTGAAATCCTTGCTCAGCATAAAGCCAATGCTTTCCATGATATGTTCCATGCTTCTTTTCCCTCCTTGTTTTTAAAATGGCAAATCTTCATCTTCTACACTTTCGTCTATGGGATAGAACCCATCCGCCGGGGCCTGTCCGCCCTCCTTGGGTGCAGCCGCATTGCTGTTTTTGCTTTCCGCAAAGTGCTGCTCCTCAATGATAACCTCTGTGGTCCAGTGCTTTTTGCCTTCCTTGTCCTCCCAGCTGCGCACCTGCAAACGCCCAATTACGCCCACCAGCTGCCCTTTCCGGAAGTGTTTCTCCGCAAATTCGCCGCTCTTGCCAAGTGCAACACAGGGAATAAAGTCTGCCTCCGGCTCGTCCTTTCTCTTGAAGCGTCTGTTGACTGCCAGTGTGTACCTCGCCACCGCCACAGGCTCTGCCCCCTGCGAATATCGCACCTCAGGGCTTCTCGTCAGCCGCCCCATTAAAATCACTTTGTTCATTTTTCTAACCCCTCCGCTTTTTAAACAAGCAGAACCACTTCGCCGCTGTCAATATTTCCTTCCAGCTGCTCCGCCAGATAGTTGTAGATGTTCTTCTTCGCCTCCAGCTTCCATGCGCCGCCGTCTGCCTCAAAAATGGCACATCTGCCGCCCTCTCTCATGCGGAAAATAAATCTGCTCTCCGGCTGATCCACCTCAATGAACGTGCGGAACGGGCGCAGGGAAACAGGGTTCGGCACCTTTACGTCCGCCACCGTTGCAACCCCTGTCCGCACTGCCGTCACCTGGCTCACACCGTCGTCCGTCATTGTCCGCACCGCGTCCTCCTTCAGATTGCCGACCACCTGCAAAATGGTTGCCTTGTCCTCCGTGTCAAGAAATTTGCTCTGCAAAGCAATGTTGAAGCTCTCCGCATCAAGAAATTCGCCATATTGAAACTTCGGCACCTCCGCCGTGGCAAGCACCATGCAGTCCCTCTTGCCGTCCCCCACGTTCGCAATGTCCTTCAGTGCCACGCAGGTCGCACTTTCAATGTGTATGATGATAGGCTCTGCGGCTTCGTAGTTCTCACTCTGCCGCTCGTCCCCAATCTTCTGCACATAGCGCACAATGCTTTCCAGTGTGTTCAATTTCAACGTGGGAAAATCCGCCTTTTTCATCTGGTACAAAGGCTTGTCCGCATAAACGCCGCCGCCATGTCTCACAGTTTCCGGCTTGTTCAGCCCCACAATATATTCCAGTGCTGCTTTAATCATTTCTTATTCCACCTTTCTTTTCTGCGCCTGCAAATCAATCACGCCGCCGCTTGTCTCCTGTGTCTCCGCATCCTCCCGGTCAATCTCCAGCTGTCCCTTCATGGCTTCCCTGCGCCATTCGTTCCCCTGTACGTTGCCCCTGCCGTCGCTTTCCACAATCATTCTGCTGCTGATTGCCTTCTCCGGCTGTAAGCTCGTCTTAACGATGGCTGTCACGTCCACATCCGTCCTGTCGTTCTTGTCCGGCTTAAAGGTCAGCTCAATCGTCAGCTTTCTTGCCTTCTCTGCGTCCATGTTCGGGTTCGCAATGTTTTCGTAGACCCTCTGAATGGCACTGCCGATTCTCTCCGCAACTGCCCCTCCTGCAAAGTCCTCTAATAAAAATTTTTCCATGCTCTTTCCTCCTTTTTCTTATCTCCGCCGCAGCCTGTAAAGCCGCGCCGCCTCCTGCGTGCAGTAGTCGTCATGCAAACGCGCCCTCCGGCGCTGCTCCGCCTCCCGCTCTCGCTGCTCCGCCTGCTTCATCTTCCTCTCCCATACCCAGCATACCGCCGCCATCTCAAGCAAAACCGCTGCGGCGCTTAAAAGTAAAAATGCCTGATCGCTGTACATCTTATCTCACCCTCTTAACCTCTATCCAGCTTCCTTCTCTTTGTTGCCGTCAGCTGCTCCTCAGCTTCTTCCTTCTGCTTCATCAGCGCATAGTATTTTTCCGGATTCGCCCGAATGGCAGCCAGAACAATCGCGTCCACTCGTTTCAGTATCCTTGCGTCTCTCTCCTTCTGATCCGGCGCACTGCAGAAGTCATCCATAATTTTGATTTTTGCATTTCCGCTGGTGTATTCCATCGCCAGTGCCATTCGCTCCACCTCCTTCTTCAATCTATGCGCCGCTCTTTGTCCGTTTTTCTGTATATATAAAGAAACAGGGCGAAATTATTGAAAATGTATGTATTAAGGGGGAATCCATCGGTCTCTGTTCGCGCCGCCCTGCTTCTTCATATCGTTTATAAATAAATTAGCAGTATCACTGTCAAAGTGATTAGTGCCATTCCCAAGCACCGCCACCGCAGCAGCTTGCGCCGCAGCCGCTGAATCTGCATGTCCCTTGTCCGGATCATCGCCTGCAGCGTCTTGTCTCTTTTAATCGCTTCCGTCCGCCGCAGCTCCTCCTCTGCAAATTTTGATACTTCCATCATCACACCTTCTTCCCTGCCTTGCCAAAATAAGCCCACCCCTCTATAATGAAATCACCACAACCTCAAAAATATGAAAGGGGAATCCCAATGCTAAATGAATCCTGTATAAAATCTGTAATGCAGTACCTTGATAAAAACCTCGTTCCGAAACGTAACGGAAAAATGTTCGGCATCAACGCAAGGCGTATTGCCGGTGACCTCTCCGAATCCTTTTCGGCTATAGATGTTTTTCAAGCCGTCTCCTGTCTGGTTCAGTCCGGAATGCTCACCAGGGCAAACCCGGAACATCCCCATGTAGCTCCTGCCGTTTTTAAAATCAATGGCATCACCCCTGCCGGCTATCAATTTCTCTCTTTGCTGGAGGATGATACCCTTTGGGGTAAATTAAAGAAAACCCTGCCGCTGGAAAAAATTTTGAATCTGCTTTCCTCCGGCATCAATGCCGCCCAGCTCCTCCAGAATTTTCTCGGCTAATAATTCGCCGATGCTCGTCGGCTCTGCATCTGTCCCTTTGATTTCGGAAAAAAGATGATATGCCAATCCGTCAAAATTAGTTACGAAGCTGTCCATGCTCCGCGGCTCTGCCCAGTAGATTACCCTTTCCCCGTTATGTGCATCGCCTTCCTTGTGCGGCTTTTCTCTGTAGCCGCACAAATCGTTTGTGTATTTGCCAAAGTATTCGTCTCTCGCCAGCCAGCGCAGCCCTTCCGCATACATTCCTGCAAGCAGAAGGATTTCCTGTTGCCTTTGTGTCATTTCCTTTTCCTCCTTTCCCCGCCGCTTGGCGGCTTTGCCTTTTTAGCTTGCATTTTCCTGTTTCCGAACCAAAACCATACCCTCACTTAAACCAAGCAAATATTTTTTATTGCTTTCATCTAACATCGGAAATACTGCTACAATGTTTTTGATAATCTGCTTTTCCTGTTGGTTCATATTTTCACCTCTCTTTCTGCCATCCATAACTTATTTATAACATAACATAACTAGTTTATCTTGTCAACATTTTTATAACTCATTTATATTTTTTATTGATTTTTATAACAACCCATGATAATATGACTTTAAAGGAGGTGATTTAATGGACGCATTTGGCGAAAGAATAGAAAATTTAATTAAACAATTAGGTATTACAAAAACAAAATTTGCTGAAAAGCTCTCTGTATCTCAACCTTATATCTCAAAAATCATAATTTCTGGATATGTTCCAAGTGATAGACTGATTGAAGATATCTGCGAAAAATTTAATGCAAATGAAAAATGGCTCCGAACTGGAGAAGGAGAAATGTTCATCAGAAAAACTAGAAGTGAAACCATTGCAGATTTTATGGTAGATATGCTAAATGAAGAAGAACCTTCATACAAAAGGCGGCTTATCGAAGCACTGGCAGAACTATCTACAGATGAATGGAAATTACTTGAAAATATTACTTTAAAATTGGCAGAAAAAAAGGACTAGTGTTTTACTCTAGTCCTAAATATCTTTTTACGATTCTATAAATAATTTTTAGCTTTTCCTGATTCTGAGTCTTATCAATGAGCTTTTTTATTTCCTCTCTATAATCCATAACATCCCATCCCCTCTGTTCTCTTTCCCGTACAAAAATAGGAACATCTGTTCGTTAAAACTATGTTATAACTTTCCGAAACATTTGTAAAGGGGAACACGCAAAAAATTTTTGCCACTTTTTGTGATTCCCCCTTCCCCTTTCCGCCCCCCTGTGTTATGATTCGTGAAGATATTGTTTCGTTTCATGAAGAAATAGGGGGAAATAAAAATGAAAAAATTATCTACGCGAGAAGTATCCACAGCACTTTTTCTTTCTTCGTATAAAACTGCTAAACTGGTGACAGAAAATGAGGATATCTTTCCAAAACCTGCAACGATGGAAGATTATGAAAAGCTAATGCTTTATGCCCTTGCTATGTTCGTAGTTCATGATGAAGTTCATGATAAATTGCTGAATGATAAAATAATTTATGATGCCACAATGGATATATATACTTCCATACTGGAAAATGAGGTTCTTCCTCCGGATGAAGTTTATGATTTGGCAAAAGATTCAAATGCTGTTCTTAATGACTTTTTAAAAGAACATTGGATTTTCATGCATAACAGCAACGATTCAAATGATTTGATTAAATATGTTTCGACCATCCTGTCTAAAATTCCATCCTGCAAGGACTACAATGGCTATACTCTTGCCGGCGTAACATTTGCATCCTTGCTGCCGCAAATCATTGATGCAGTAGCACAATATTATGATGAAATTGTTTCCGCTTGGGATAAATCTCTGGATGAGCATGAAGAAACCACCGCAGACACACAGGAGGCAGCTGCCGAACCCTCTCAGCCAACCCCTCCGCCGACCGCGCAGCCAACCCCGGAGGTGCAACCCGAAAAAAAGAGTACCCCCTCTCGCTCTTTCATAATCTGCATCCTTGTTATATGCGTAAGCCTTTGCGCAAATGCTTATCTGGCTTATCAATGCTCCACCCTAAAAACAGAAGTTTCTAACAAAGAATTTTCTTTAACACAAGCAGAGTACAGAGAACGCAGATATTTAGAAGAAATAAACCGCTACCAAAATAATTTAGGTGCAATCTCGGATGAGTATCACTTTTATCATGATCATGCTGTTATCGTTACCGAAAGCGGCTCTCGCTATCATAGCTACGGTTGTTACCATCTGAATTATGATTCTTTTTGGATATACAACTTTGAAGCTGCCAAAAGCGAAGGCTATACTCCTTGCAAAGATTGTAATCCCCCTCAATAAAACACAACGCAGCACCCCCCCTTCGGGTGCTTTTTTATTTGGAAATTTTCTGTGTTCGCTTTTTTCTCCCCTCGTTCTGTGCTATCATGCAGACAAGGGGAAAATCATGAGAAAGGAGTAAACCTATGCCGTATTGCATTTATTTGAGAAAATCAAGAGCAGATGCAGAGGCGGAGCTGCTGGGCGAAGGCGAAACCCTTGCCCGCCACGAAAAAACTCTGCTTGCCTTGGCAAAAAAATTAAAATTACCAATTACTAAAATCTATAAAGAAATCCTCTCCGGCGAAACCATCGCCGGCCGCCCCGTCATGCAGCAGCTCCTTCAGGATGTGGAAGCCGGCATCTGGCAGGGCGTTCTTGTCATGGAGGTGGAACGTCTCGGCCGTGGCAATACTCTGGATCAGGGTATTATTTTAAATGCCTTCAAGTATAGCTCCACAAAAATTATCACTCCCATGAAGTCTTATGACCCAAATGATGAATTTGATGAGGAATATTTTGAATTTTCCCAGTTTATGTCCCGTCGGGAATATAAAACCATCCTCCGCCGCATGCAGCGTGGGCGTGAGGCATCCGTAAAAGAGGGAAAGTTTGCAGGCTCTATTGCCCCCTTCGGCTATCGTCGGGTAAAGCTGCCGCAGGAAAAAGGCTTCACTCTGGAAATAGAAGACGCTGAAGCCGCAGCAGTAAGGCTGGCTTATGAATTGTATGCCTATGGAGACCCGCAGCCGGATGGCACCTTTGCCGATATTGGCCGCGCCACCATTGCTAAGCGTCTGGATCAGATGGGCATCCGCAATCGTAAAGGCGGCACATGGGCAACCGCATCCGTCACCCGTATGCTGCAAAATCCTGTATATATCGGGAAAGTCCATTGGAATCGCCGCCCCGAAAAAAAACATACGGAAAATGGAAAAATCAAAAAAACGCGTCCTCTGGCAGAAAATTATTTGCTCGTTGATGGTCTGCATGAACCCATCATCTCAGAAGAACTCTGGAATCTTGCACAAGCGAAAATGAAGCAGCATTATAGACCAACAGGTGTAAATGGAATCACGCAAAATCCTTTGGCAGGTCTTGTCCATTGCTCCTATTGCGGAAATGCCATGCAGCGCCGCCCTTATCTCAAAACAGGACAACCTGCATCCCTTATCTGCCACACGCATTTCTGTCCGCAGATTTCTTCCCCCCTTTATATGGTGGAAGGAAAAATTCTGGAAGCCCTCTCCTTGTGGATGAAGCAGCATGAACCGACATGGGAAGAGGAATCCTCCGCGGATGTATTCTCCACAAAAATCATGGCACTGGAACACGCCATTGCAGAAATGGAACAGGAGCTGCAAGGTCTGCAATTCCAGTTTGAAAAGATTTTTGAATTTCTGGAAACGGGAATTTATACCCCCGAAGTGTTCACTGCCAGAAATAAAACTCTGTCTGAAAAAATGGCGGAAATCAGATCCGCAATCGAAGAAACGCAGGCAGAGCTTTCCAAGCTGAAAGCAGCAAGAAAAAATCAGGTTTCCATGATTCCTAAAATCAAAAATATTCTGGATACCTATGAAACGCTTACCCCTGCAGAAAAGAATAAGCTTTTAAAAGAGGTGCTGGATCACGTTGAATATCATAAAAAAATAAAAGGGAAAAAGAATGTGCCCGCCGACAATTTTGAAATCATCCTCTTCCCCAAAATATCACCCGAAAACTAA